AATGCCTTCATCGGTAATATCGAAAAGCAATATGACAGCCAGTTCGCCAAGACCGGCGCCAAGATAGGCCAGCAACTCAAGATCCGCCTGCCTAATGACTTTACTGTGGCGGATGGTCCGTCCCTGCAGGTCCAGGATACCAACGAACAGTCCACCACCATCACCGTGGCAACCCAGCGCCATGTGGACACCTCGTTCAACAGTGTCGATATGACCATGAGTTTGGATGATTATTCCGAAATCATCCTGGCGCCCAAGATTAACGTTCTCGCGGGCAACGTCGCGGCAACCATCATGACCGGTGTCACCATAGCGCAGGGCGCCTTCAGCGGTACCGTGGTCAACGGGGCGGAGGGTGGCATCTGCAATTATGTCTCCAATACCGACGTGTCCGGCAATATCATCTCTCCCACTTCCGAGACATGGCTGACGGCCGGAGCCAAGCTGGACAGCAATTCCGCGCAAGTCTCCGACCGCAAGATCATTACCTCGCCCTTCACCATGGCGCGCACGGTTTCAAGCTTGTCCGGGTTGTTCAATCCCGCCACGGAAATAAGCCGGCAATACCGCAATGCCAAGATGTATGATGCCTTGAACTTCGAATGGTTCATGGACCAGACCACGGTCAATCATACCGGCGGCACATATAATGGCGCGGCAACCATCAGCGGCGGCACGCAGACAGGAGCCTCCGTCACCATAACCGGAGGTTCCGGTACTTTGGCAAAGGGCGATATCATCACCCTGGCCGGCTGCAATCGCGTCAATCGTGTCACCAAGCAGGACACCGGCGAGCTGCAACAGTTTGTGGTGACGGCGGCCATGGCATCGGGCGGAACCTCGATCTCCATCTATCCTTCCATCGTCCCGCCGGTCAGCGGCCAAGCGGCACAATATCAGACCGTAACAGCGTCTCCCACGGCAAACGGCGCGGTGCTGTTGGTCAATCCGGCATCGGCGACTTACCGCATGAACTTCGCCTATGCCCGCCAGGCGGTCACGATGGTCACCGCCGATCTGGAAATCCCGCCTAATGTGAAGGCGGCACGCGAGCAGATGGATGGCGTCTCCATGCGTGCGGTCACCCAGTATGTGATCGGTACCGACCAGACAGCAGATCGCCTGGATATCCTGTTCGGGTGGTTGTTCGTGCGGCCAGAATGGGCCTGCATCGTCCCCGATAAGATCTAAACCAAAGGAAGGGGCGGGGGAAACTCCGCCCCTCATACCAAATGCCCATTGGATTGATCGTGAAGAATTTCCACTTTTCGGCTCCGGCACCGAAACCTCCGGAAAAGCCGGAACCCAAGCCGCAACCGCCAAAGCGTCCCATTCTGCATCTCAAGGATAGCAAGAAAGGTGCCAAATGAGGCCGGTCGAGGCAGGATTCCAGGCTGGAAACTACCGCGCCATGGTCACCAACGGCGGGGTTCATAGCGTCTCGGATTGGGCCAATATCACGCTGAAAATGATCTGCGAGCCGGCGCCGGACGCAACGGAGAAGGCCCGCAAGGAAATTTCCAGCTTCAAAATGCTGGCTTTTCGGGTGCTGTGCGAGGCGTTCCAGGAAGCCACGGTCTATTCATCGCCATCCACGCTTAAGCGTGTCGCGCTGGAGGCCGCTTCCAAGATTGCCGACCTTTCCGAAATGACCCGCTGGGAGCATCTGTTCACCCAACCCGACATGCGCCAGCAGATCGAGGATCTGATTTCAAGGAATATTCTGACCATGCGCGAAATCGCGATGAAAACGGAGTAACGCCATGGCCGGTTTCACCACCGCATTCCCGACCTCGTTCAAGGGCGAACTGCCCCAGGCGATCCATAATTTCACGGCAACCACGGGCCATGATTTCAAGGTGGCGCTGGGCAAGGTATCGCCAACCGGTACTTATGGCGCGGCAACAACCAACTATTCCAGCCTGACCGGCAATTCCGATGAGGTGACGGGAACAGGATATTCGGCCGGCGGATATGACCTAACCGCAGCACAAAATCTTACCCCGGCAACCTCCGGGACGGGGGCCTATTGGCAGTGGGGCACAAATCCCAATTGGACAAGCGCCACGATTTCCACCGTTGGCTGCCTGATCTATAACGCAAGCGCATCCAATAAATGCGTGTATGTCGGCTCGTTCGGCGGCACGCAATCTGTGACCTCTGGCACGCTGACCCTGGTACAGCCCGCCAATGGCGTAGGCACGTCGCTCCTGCAACTGAACTAGTAAAATGCCCGCAGCACCCACACTTGACGGCCACGCAACAGGCCAATTTTCCAGCACAAATTCCGGCACCGTCACACTTACCACATCGAATACGAACGACATCATCGTCGTTTTGATTTGCAACGGCACGACGACAAGCAGTACTGTTGCCGTTTCCAGCGTTACCGCTTCCGGTCTTAGCTTTACAAACCGGTCACAAACGCTTGGCACGATCAGAGGCACCGGCTATGGCTATGAAGTCTGGTGGGCACTCGCTTCCGGCGCCTTAATCTCAAAAGTCATTACTGTAACGTTGGCGAGCAGTATTGACGACGCCGCCCTCATGGCGTTCGGTGTCAATGGCGCGAATACATCTGCTCCGTGGGATACCAACGGAAGCCTCACGGCGGTCACGACCAATCCATCCGGCAGTGCTGGGCTTCCACTTGCGCCGACTTTTTCCACCAGCCAGGCAGATGATTTTATTTTTGTCGCGGGATGTTTCACACGTACTAATGCGAATTTAACCAGTTGGACATCATCCTGGACGGCGCTTGATTTTATCAACAATGGCGGCGCGACAAATTTTGCCGGCATAGGCGCCAATTACGAAGGCGTCACGTCGACCCAAAGCGGGGTGACAGCAAGTTTTTCCGTCAACAGTGTGAGTTTCAATGCAATAATTGTCGATGCGATTACCGCGAATTCCAGCGGCACCAATGTAAATCTCGTCGCTGCGTCGGCCACAGGCGCGGCGGCTGCGTTTCTCAATCAATTGCAGAACGTCAATCTAGTCGCCGCTACAGCTACAGGCGCGGCAGTTTCATTTCCGATCACCGCGCCTCTTGGCGCCGTTTCCGCAACCGGAGCGGCGGCGGCATTCACCAGGGCCAATGCATCTGTCGCACTCCAATCCGTGGCGACAACCGGCACAGCCATACCCTACTTTCCGACTTTAGATTTCGTGACCGTTCCACTCATCACCATCATGAACAAGCTTCCCATCCCCGTCGCCGCTAATATGAACAGCGGCCCGGTGGCAATGACGGGCCTGATTTCCGGCCGGATACCCCTCGCGGTTATCGCCAACAAATACCCCATTCCGCTCTCGGGCCAGATAACGAGCGCTCCTATCCCAATGGAAGGCACCGTGCCGTGACAGTCATCACCGTCAATCAAGGCGAATATGGCATTGCCTGCGTATTCAATACATCCTTCAATCTATCGGCTTTCACGGTCCTGCAGATCCAATTCACCAAGCCGGATGGGACGGTGCTGACCAAGAGCGCAACGGCACCGAATGTCAACATCTCGACTGCCTTGGGCACATTCCTCGCCAATCAATATGCGCAGTACACTTTCCAGAACGGGGATTTGAACATCACCGGGGTATGGCAGGCGCGCGTGCTTTACACTGACGCGACGCCGATGCATCTGATCTCGAACATCTCGACCTTCACGGTGACACCATGACGGTCACGACACCGGCAGATATCATCCGGCTGGTCTTGAAAGATACCGGCGTGTTGGGTGTCGGACAGAGCGCAAACGCCGAGGATACCAACGATTGCTTCGACACGCTCAATATCATGCTGGGGGAATGGGTATCGAAAAGATGGCTGATCTATTCGTTGCAGGAATATTCCATCCTCTCGACGGGGGCCAAAAGCTATACCATCGGCCCCGGCGGCAATATCGACACCGGGGCCATGCAGCGCCCGGACAGGCTGGAGGATGGCAATTTCTTCCGCCAGATCGTCACGGCCTCGGCGCCAAACCAGATCGACTATCCTCTAAATCTGCTGAATTCCCGTGAGGATTATTCCCGCATCGGGCTCAAGCAGCTCATGACAATTCCGCAGTTCATATTCTATGATCCGCAGTTTCCGCTTGGCATAATCTATCCCTGGCCGGTCATCCCGCAGACGCTCTATGAATTGCATGTGCTGGCAAAGGTCCAGCTTTCGCAGTTCTCCAATCTCGCCAATCCGATCAACCTGCCAAGCCAGTATTATGGGGCATTGCGCTACAGCCTTGGATGCCGGGTGCGGACAATGTACCAACTGCCTCCCGATCCTTCCCTTGTGGCCTTGGCCGAAGATAGTCTGAACGTGATCCGCAACATGAACGCAGCGGTTCCACGCCTCAGGATGCCAGCCGGGCTCAACCAGGGGCGGAAATATAATATCTTTGGTGATTACGTGTACTAGGGTTCACTTGAATTACATTTATTGGGCTCTTGCGGGGCTGCGCCTGATAAATCCATTTCCGCCCCTGGAGAAAAGCAATGGCCGCTATCCCTTCACAGATTACCGGATTCCGGCTGTTTGCCGGCGAACTCATCAATCAGATCATCACGGTCTGCAACAACTTGACTGGCTTCGGCACTCCGCAAGCCCTGACCGCAGCCGGGCAGACCTTTTCAGGTACGCTCTCGGTCACACCGCAGCTTCTGACTGCGGCCGGCGCTACGCAGGGCAATGCCACGGCAATTACCTCGCAATATGCCATCGTCACTGTCGCCACGACCAATTCCAGCAAGGGCGTGATCCTGCCAGCGGCCTCGACCGGGCTTTATGTCACCGTTGCCAATGCGGCCTCGCATGGCAACAAGGTATATCCGGCAGTCGGCGCCAAGATCAGCGCGGCAACCACGAATACCTCTTTCGCACTGACCAAGAACAAATCCATCATCTTCCGTGCCGTGTCCAAGACCGCGTGGCTGGCGCAATAATGCTGGAAGCACCCATTATCCAGGCGGGGGAGGAAATCCCGCCTGGGTCGATCATCACCGGATTTGAGTATATTACCCCGTTGCCGGATGAAGTTTGCAATCGGCATATCGCGGATAGTCTCAAGTTGGGATTGCCGGAAGCGGTGGAGCGCCGCAAGCTCACCATCATAGCCGGAGGGCCAAGCGCCGCCAAGGTGGACCTTTGGTCCATTGACGGGCCGACTCTAGCCTTGAATAGCGCCCTGCGATTGTTTGTAAAACAGGGACTGTCACCGACCTACTTCGCCGCCTGTGATCCGCAGATGGAAGTTGCGGACCTGATTCCGGACTGGGTGCCTGAAAACACTACCTATCTGATCGCCTCCAAATGCCATCCCAAGGTGTTCCGCAAACTCAAGCACCGCGATGTGCGGGTTTGGCATATGCGCGATTATGATGCCCACGACCGTTCCCGCATCGCGCTATGCTGTTCCGTGACCTTGACGGCAACATGGCTGATGCATCGGCTTGGCTATACCGACTTCGAGTATTGGGGCTGGGACGGCTGTTTCATGGATGGCAAGCATCACGCCGCAGTAGACGACGACTGGTCGAAGGTGGAATGCCTAACTGTCAACTGGGGCGGAAAAATCGAGGGAAACGAAGTGGTCGGCGGCAAAACCTTCGATACAACCCGCACATGGGTTGCGGAAGCCAAGGGCGCGGAACAATTTTTCCAGCTCGCGGAGTATTTCGATATCATCCTGAAAATCAACGGCGGTGGCATGATGGAACATGCCAAGCGCCACGTGATGGAAAAACCATGCGTGAGCTAGTCAATTTCCTGGTGGGTGTTTGGTATTTATTTTGGGCCATAGTCATAGGATGGATGATTTATTCCGTGTCAGCCGGAAAGGCGCCGCAACAGTGCAACTCATATAAAAATCAACCGCAAATGTGTTCGCGCTAATGCAGATCCCGCTTATTCTCGGTTCCTATGAATCCCGCTCCTTGATCTCGGAAGCGCAGCGCTGCGTCAATCTATACCCGGAACGCAACCCGCCCGATTCGCCGTTTCCATTCACACTTTATCCAACGCCGGGGCTTTCCTTCATCGCTACCGCGCCAGTCGTAAGCGGGGTTCGCGCGACTTATACCGCCTCGAATGGGGCGACTTTCACGGTGGTTGGGAACAATGTCTATCTGGTAACCGATTCCTATGGCTTCACGTTCCTTGGACAGATCAACAGCTATAGCGGGTTTGTCTCGATCAAGGATAACAGCCTGACTTGCGTGATCGTGGACGGCACCCAGGAAGGGTTCTGTATCGATCTGACCAATCCGGCTTTTACCTTTGGCATGATTTCAGCAACAAACTTCTACCCGGCCAACCGGGTCGATTATCTCGATACTTACTTGCTGTTCTCCCGTACCGATGGGCAGGGAGCTTTTTTCACCCTTTCCAATGTCACCTATACCATGCTCACGACCGGGATTGGATTCGACCCGCTGGATGTGATGAAGAAAACCGGTGGTAACGACCCTATGGTCGGGCTTGCCGTGATGCACCGGGAAATATGGCTGATCGGAACGGCTACGACAGAGGTTTGGTTCGATTCCGGGGCGGCTGATTTTGCCTTCCAAGCCATGCCGGGTGCATTTGTCGAGCATGGTTGTGCCGCGGTCGGCTCCATCGCCAAATACGATCTGGCGCTTTACTGGCTGGGACAGGACAATTTCGGAAATTCCGTGGTCTATCGCGGCGCGCAATATAACGCGGCGCCGGTTTCCACCAAGGCAATCGACAATGAAATCACTTCCTATGCGGTCAAGTCCGACGCCATCGGATTCACCTATTTCCAAGAGGGCCACGCCTTTTATGTGCTGAATTTCCCGTCCCAGGATGTGACCTGGGTCTTCGATATTGCCGAAAACGCCTGGCACAAGCGGTCATGGATCGACACCAACGGAAATCAGCACAGATGGCGCGCCAACTGTGCCTGCGTTTTCAACAACAATATCATGGTCGGGGACTATCAGAACGGAGATATCTACAACCTTGATCTTGACACCTATCTTGACAATGGAATGCCAGTCGTTCGTATCCGGTCTTTTCCTCACACGGTCAATGAGAATAAGCGCCTGACGCACCGCAACCTCATCGCAGCCTTTGAGGTGGGCAACGAAATGGTCACTTCCACGAATGACACCTGTTCTGTTTCCCTGAGATGTTCCGACGATGCAGGGCGTTCTTATGGAGATGCTGTTATCCAGACTCTGGGCAATACAGGCAACTATCGCACTTCGGTCCAGTGGAACAGGCTCGGCATGGCGCGTGATCGGGTTTATGAACTGTCCTGGTCTGCCCCGGTCAAGACGGCCCTCAACGGCGTCTATGTGGATTTGGTCGAACACCAGACATGAGCGGCGCCGGCAATCTTCAGGGCTTTCCGCAGATCACCGCGCCGATCACCAGCCCGGAGACAGGCTATCGCATCGGCCAGCCATGGTATCGGCTGCTGATAAGTCTCTGGCTCAGGACCGGAGCATCGTCTGGCGGCAATACCAGCCCGTCGGGAATGATAATGGCATTCGGTTCTGCCGTGCTTCCGACTGGTTGGCTGGTATGTGACGGCACGGCGGTTTCGCGCACCATCTATGCGGCGCTCTATGCCATCATCGGGACAACATGGGGCCCGGGGGATGGTGTTAGCACTTTCAATGTACCGAATTTGCAGAACAGGTTTTTGGTGGGGGCGGGGAATTTCGGGTTTGCCACTCTTGGCGGCGCAACCAATTTCACGCTCTCGGTAGCGCAGTTGCCGTCTCACACCCACACCATAACCGACCCAGGCCATACCCATACCGACTTCGCCGCATCGTCCACCAATACCGCAGGAGCCGCGGCAGGCGCGGTCACGACCGGGGGCACGACGGGATCAAGCACAACCGGCATTACCATCAATAATACTGGCTCCGGTTCTCCGGTTAATTTCGTGCCGCCCTATGCCGCCATCGTTTACGCGATCAAAACATGAGCCATTTTGTCGTCTTATCCCTTCCCCGCTCACGTTCTGCCTGGTTATCCAAATTTCTGTCCTATCGGGAATGGGAATGTGGCCATGATCAGTTGCGCTACATGCGTTCATTGGATGACATAAAAAACTGGCTAGCCCTGGATAAATTCGGCACATGCGAAACGGCGGGGGCACCGTTCTGGCGGCTGCTTCTGAAATATGCGCCCGACATTAGGGTGGTGACAGTGCGTCGGCCGGTGGACGCAGTGATTGAAAGCCTGTCCCGGATCGGCCTGGAAAATCTGGCTGAAATCCGCAGAGGGCTGGTAAAGTTGGACTGCAAACTCGATCAGGTGGAAGGCCGGATGCCACTGGTGAAATCGGTACGTTATGCCGATCTGTCCGATGAAATCACTTGCGGGGAAATATTCGAGTTCTGCCTGCCATATGGTCATGATCGGGATTGGTGGCGGCAGTGGAATGAAACGAATGTCCAGATCAATTTTCCGGCTTTAACCCGCTATGTCGGGGCTAATATGAGAGGAATCAACAAAGTGGCGGCGCAGGCTGCCCATGCCATGTTCAGTGATCTGGCGAGAACACCCGTAAAATCGCAATCAGTCATCATCGAAGAAGAGTCATTCCAGCGCTGGGAGAGCGAATGCGCGCACCTGTTCCGAGATCATTGGTTGAAAATTGACGAAAATCCCGACAGTTGGCTGGATACGAACATTCCTCAAATGCGGAAATTGTATGAGGAAGGTTATATGCAAATTCTGATTGCAAGATCAAATGGCCGGCCATTCGGATATTTGATGACCTTGATTTCGCCTTCGCTCGAAGCGGAGGCCCGGCTGAGCGCCCAGCATACCGCATTCTATTCGGATAGCTCCTTTCCCGGTCTTGGGTTGAAACTGCAACGCGCAGCAGCGAAAAAACTAAAGGAAAGGGGCGTTTATGAGATTTTCATGCGGGCCGGAATTCGTGGTAATGGCAATCGCATGGGGTCACTTTATAAACGACTCGGCGCGGAAGATTTCGGCAAGTTGTATCGTGTGGAACTAGGAGCCTGACATGGGAATTGGTGCTGCTATAGGCGCTGGTGCGATTGGATCGGCAGCCGCGCTTGGTTCGTCCGCTGCCATTATCGGAACGGGCGTCAATGTCGGGACTTCGCTTTTTGGCGGGAGCCAACAGGCGCAGGGGGCGCAGAACGCCACCAACGCCCAGATGCAGATTTACAATCAGAATCAGCAGTTGCTGAACCCATATGTCCAAGGCGGCTTAGGCGCTTATAATACACTTAACGGGCTGTTGGGTGTCGGCGGCAATACTGCATCCATGCAATCGGCGCTCGAAAATCTTCCCGGCTATCAGTTCACATTGGGACAGGGGCTTAAGTCGGTTCAGAACGGCATGGCGGCGCGGGGGCTTGCAGACAGCGGCGCAGCGCTCAAGGGCGCTGCGAATTATGCAACTGGCCTCGCTAATTCTAATTGGAATAATTATGTGGGCGCGCTCCAGAATTCTGCCAATACCGGCTATGGCGCTGGCGCAGCGATTGCGGGCGTTGGTGCTCAGACTGGGCAGAATGTTTCCAGCAGCCTTCAGGCGCAAGGAAATGCCCTGGCTTCTGGCACGCTGGGAGCAGGCAACGCGTTCAATAATGGCCTCGGCGCGCCGCCGTTGTCTTACTATTTAAGCGGCGCAAATAATTCTGCTTCCGCGCTCGGCACTGGCGGGGCCAGTACGGGATTTGATTATTCCAATCTCTCGATGATCCCATAAGGCGCTCATCATGGCCGATATTTCTGACCTTTATCCCAAGCCGCGAAATCCTCTGGATACGCTGACCGGCTATGCCAATCTCCAGAATATTCAGAACCAGAACAGGCTGTTCCAGCAGCAGTTCCAGACTAATTTGGGCCTAAGCGAAATTGCAAAAGAGGCGGTCGATTCAGAGGGGAATTTCGATAGCAGCAAGATACCGGGTCTAATCGCCCAGCATCCGGAGGTTTCTTATGGATTGATGGAGGCTTATCATCAGGCACAGGCATTGCGACAGCAGTCTATTCAGAATCAGGCATCGCAACTTTCTCTTGCCAAAGCTCATTTCGACGCGTTAGCTGGGTATCTCGCGCCATATGCCGCCAATGATTCAAAGGCGACTTCCGGGGATATAGCGTACTCGCTTTCCCATGCCGGGATGATGGGCTTGGGCGATTTCCCCTGGCAGGCACAAGTTTATTCGACATTGCCGCGCTTTCCCAACGGTCAGGTCAACGAAGCGAAAGTTCCGGATTGGGCTCGCCAGATGCTTGTTCGGGTCCAGGATAAGTCGAAGCAAATTGATTCCTTGATGCCAACTCCCAGCATGCAAACGACGCCGGGCGGCGGCATGGCACCTTATTCATTCCCACAATATGGACAAGTCCAGCAAGTCGGGCCCTCTGCACCTCCCCAAGCTGGCCCGACCACGACCGTCATTGGCCCCGATGGAAAGCCGCAATTCGTCGGGGCGCCGCCGCAAAATCCATACGAGCAAGAATATCGCCAGAAATTGCAGAGCATTTACGGTGGAACACCGGGCAACGCACCCAATGGACAGCCGTCTGCGCCGCAGGCCGCGCCGCAGGCCGCGCCAGCAAGCAATATCGCCGGCAAGCAATCGGCATATGCGCCCGGATATGAACAAACCATGCTAGCCTATGCCGGCATGGGAACTGCGCTTACGAATCGCGCCGATCAGGTCACTACGAATAAGGGCCTTCTTTCTAATCTTAATGCAACGTTGGAACGATTTACACCAGGCCCAGGCGCAAAATGGACGAACGAGGCCATGTCTGCGGTTAATCGGCTCATTCAATCCGTGCCGGGGCTTCATTTACAAGGTGTTGGTACAGATGCCCGTGCCGCTCAGAACGAATTCGAGAAAATGGCGCAGCAACTTGCTCAGAGCCAATTTCAACAGCTTGGCGGGACGGGGGCAAATTTCCAGCTCGAATCCACAATCAGTACCAGCCCGAATTCCGCACTATCAAAACTTGGCAACAAGGGCATCATCTCGCTGCTACAGGGCAATGAGGACGCTATCCAGACAAAGAGTCGCGCATGGCAGCAATTCAAGGAACAGACCGGGACGCAGGATTACGGCAAGTTCTCGACGGAATTCAACCGGCATTTCGATCCACGGCTATTCCAATTCCAGTATCTCACCAAGGATGAGCAGCAAAAACTTATCGCCGGCATGAGCAGCGCCCAGAAGAATAAATTGCACCAAGATGCTCTATATTCCAAGCAACAGGGCTGGATCGGTGGACAGTAATGACTGGCAGGCCGATCCTGCGGGCTATCTCGGCAATCTGTTGGGCACGCAAGTCCAGATCACATCCGGCTTGCGCTCACCGGATAAGAATGCAGCGGTCGGAGGCGTTCCCAACTCGGCTCACCTCACTGGCCAAGCTTTCGATTTCGTTCCCAAGGGCATGGACACCAGGACCGCAGCAGCCAAACTGGCGCAAAGCGGAATCCCCTTCGACCAGATTGAGGACGGCGGCGATCATGTTCATATCTCGTTTGCGCCTAAAGGCAGGCGGCAGGTAATCGCGGCGAAAATGGCAAATGTCTCCGATGACGATCTTCTGAACACCATCGGCAGCTCGCAGACTGCGCAATCCAATGTGTCGGACGATGAGTTGCTGAACACCATTGGCAGCCAGTATGCGGCTCCATCAAAAGCCGTTCCTGCATCAAAATCCGCTTCAGGGCGCCCCGCACCGAAATCCGCCCCTGCAAGTCCCGGCATTCTGCAATCCGCCTCGGAAGGTGTCAGACAGGGATTGCAAGATGTTATTTCCAGCGCTGATCCGATTGCCCAATGGGTTGACAGGCAAATTGGCCCAGTCACCTTGGGTGGCTTGCTGCCAAGCGCAGAACAGGCCCACGCCCATAATGTAGCGGCTCGCAACCAATTCGCGCAGGATTACGGCGACAATACTGCGGCCAATGTCGGCAGGATCGGCGGCCAGATTACCGGCTCGCTGCCGCTTTTGGCGGCCGGCGGCGAACTGCTTGCTCCCGCTGCGGGTGCGGTTCGCGCGGCCGGTGCGGTTCCACTGGTGGATTTCCTGGCCGGAGCTACCAAGGGAAACAAACTTGCCCAACTAGCCTCCCGCGCCACTTCTGGGGCCTTACAGGGCGGCGCGGCGGCGGCGGCAACGTCCGGCGCATCCGATGAGGATATAGGCCAGCAAGTCAAGGAAGGCGCGGAATTCGGCGGTGTCCTCAATGCCGGGATCCCGATTGCTAGGGGGCTAGGAGGCAAAATATCGAATTCCCTGTTTGGGGGGACCATGAATCCGGCCCGTGCCGCGTTGGCAGAAGCCGCAGTTAACAAATATGGCATCCCGATCCGCGGGAGTCAGATCAGCGAAAGTCCCTTCGCCAAGTTGGCGGATTCGGCCATCGGTAAGATGCCACTATCAGGTCTTGAAGCGCAGAACGCAGAACAGCGAACCGCCTTCACCCGCGCCGTTGCCAAGACCATGGGCCAAGATGCCGACAATCTCACGCCTCAGGTTATGAGCAAAGCGCGAACCGATCTCGGTAACACATATAACACCATCAAGGCCCGCACGAACGTCATGGCTGATGACGAATTCGTAAATGATCTTGGGAAGGTCGAAACCGAGGCGCAGCAAGTCATCACGCCGCAAGAATTCGCGCCCATCAAACAGCAGATGGACAATATTCTCGGCAAGGTTGGCGATGACGGCACCATAAGCGGAGATGCCTACAAGGCGCTAACATCCAAAGGATCACCGCTCGATAAGGCAACGGAAAGTTCAAATCCCAATATTCGCTTCTATGCCCGCAAAGTTGAAGACGCTCTATCCGGCGCGCTCACCAGATCCGCAACGCCGGAAGATCAGGCCCTTCTCAATCAGACCAACCGCCAATGGAAGAATATGCGGACGGTGCAGGAATTGGCGTCTAAGGCCGGAATCGAGGGCGAAATAAGTCCCCCGCTTCTGCTCAATGCAGTCCGCAAATCCTACAAGGACATGGCCTACACTGGGGCGGGCGATATCGGTGAGCTGGCGGATATAGGCCAGCAATTCCTCAAGGAATCTCCTAGCAGCACTACGGCGGAACGCCTCTTACTCTACCGGCTGCTAGAAACAGTGGGAGCCGGCGGCGCTGGCGGCCTTGCCATCGCCAATCCTGAAGAAATCCCCAAAGCTGCGGCCAGCGTTGGCGGCCTATTAGCTGCGGGGCACATTGGCGGATCAATTTTAAAAAGCAATATCTACCGTAATATGGCGCTTAGGGGCGCGCAAAAATCAGCGAACCCTAGTGAAGCGACCCTCTATAATTTGCTGGCCAATTCCGAGGCTTTGCGGCGATATGGTATCCCCGGCGCCGTCATCGCCAAAAACAATCTTTTCTCCCCGCCTTCGGGCCAGTGATGCTTCGCGCCAGCCAAGCCAGAACTGATAGCCCCAGATAATCCCGGCAACACTCAAAGCATGCTCAAAGGTCATTGATGCCAGGCGCCAATCTTCCAAACGGCAAACAGCAGTTTATAGACCAGAACGGCCAGCCGCTAGTCGGCGGACAGGTTTACTTTTATCAGGTCGGC